TGCCGCAACCTCAGTACTTATATTTAGTGAAATTATAGGAATTATAGAAGAATTAGTATGAAGAAATTATTTTATTTTACAGCTCCATGGTGTGGACCATGCAAAATGTTAAGTCCTACTATGGAAAGAGTAGCCCAAGACATACCAGTAGAAAAAATCAATATTGATTATGAAATTGATAGGGCTAAGGCAGCTAATGTTATGAGTGTTCCTACAGTAATATTAGTAGAAAATGGACAAGAAGTTCGTCGATTTGTAGGAAACAGAAGTTATCAAGATATAATGAATTTTGTTAATGGGTAGTTTTAGATCAACAAAAATATTTGATGGTTACTCTACAGTGTTTCGTCAATGGAAAGCTGAGGGAACACATTGTAGATTTCTTCATGGTTATGGAGTAAGTTTAAAAGTATGGTTCGAAGGTGAACTAGATGAACGTAATTGGGTTTGGGATTTTGGAGGTATGAAACGTGCTAAAGGTACTATTGATGGTATGAATCCTAAAGTATGGATGGATTATATGCTTGATCATACTACAATTGTAGCAGAGGATGATCCCTATCTCCCAGTATTTAAACAAATGGAAGCAGACAGTGTAATTCAATTACGAGTTATTCCAGCTACAGGAGCAGAACGTTTTGCTGAATATTTTTATAATAAGCTAAACGATTTTGTACAAGCAGAAACTAATGGTCGTGTTAAAGTAGTTCAAGTTGAATTCCGCGAACATGAAAAAAATACGGCATTTTATAAAGGTTAATTATGGATAGTAAAGTAACAGAAAAACAATGGAATATTCAGGAACCAGGTCGTATCACAGATTATGATAAAAGGATTCCTGTATTAGAAATTTACCCTTGTGTTCAATCAGAAGGTTCAAGACAAGGTAGACCTACAATAGCTGTTCGAGTAACAGGTTGTACTCATAGATGTTGGTTTGGTGCTGGTGGTTGGTGTGACTCTTGGTACACAAGTATTCATCCTGAAAAAGGTGTTTACACATTTAACGATATTGTTAAAGCTTATGATGAAAATCCTCATATTAGAGAGATGATGTTAACAGGAGGTTCACCAACAATGCAACCTGCCTTAGTAAATGAATTAACTCATTTTGCTCACCAACGAGGTATTTTTATTACAATTGAAACAGAAGGATCTCATTTTATTAAAACTGATCATCCAATTGGTTTAATTAGTTTGTCACCTAAGTTTAGCAATTCAATTCCTAAAATTGATGTAAATACTCCTATGGGTAAATTAGTTGACCAAAAAATGATTGACCAACATAACAAATTTCGTTTGAATTATGATGCTATGAGAATGATGCTAGATCAGCATGGTGATTATCATTTTAAACCAGTATGGGACGGTACAGAAGAAAACTTAGCCGAAATTGAAGCATTCAGAGTTAAAATGGATATTCCAAAATGGAAAACATGGTTAATGCCTGCTGGTGATACTAGAGAGACATTGATTGAAATGTATCCTATCTCGATTGAAAAATGTATGGAAGTAGGTTATAACTGGACTGGTAGGGATCATATTATTAGTTACGATACTAAACGAGCTGTTTAATATATATAACAATATGATGAGTTTAAAATTTAAGTATTTTTACAGTACAGGATGTAATGCTTGTAAACAGTTAAAACCATTTATCTCTCAGTTTAAAGAAGAATTAAACATAGAGATGATAAATGGAGATGAAAATGATCTTTTAATGGAAAGTTATAAGATTGATTGGTATCCAACCTTAGTTATGGAACATGAAGGTAATACTTGGAAATTTGAAAGTCCAAAAGCAATAGAAGATTTTTTAACAAAAGCATCAAATGGTTCTCTTTAACGAAACAGAAATTAAAAACAAAGTAGGTGAAATTGCCTACATGATTAAAAAAAGACATCACGAACAACCGCCTGTACTTATTTGTGTTTTAAACGGCGCTTTTATGTTTTTCACAGATTTAGTGAAACATATGGATGATTGCTATATAGACTTTATACGCGCGAAATCTTACAATGATACCACACAGGGCGAAATCTATATCACAAAACAAATAGAAATGGATATTACCGGAAAAGATGTTTACATTATTGATGACATTTATGATTCAGGCAATACTATGAGCCGTCTAGTCAAACATGTTAGTTATGGTAACCCAAAATCAATTACCCCAGTAACATTATTTAAAAGACACACTGCTAAAAATGATGATTTAATTTATGGATTTAATTTAGAAAATGAATACTTTTTAGTAGGTTATGGTTTGGATGGAGTAGGTGATTTAAAACGCAATCAAAAATACATTACTGGATTAATGAGTGATGATTAATTTAATTTGGTTATTTTAAAATTAGTTATTATATTAAAGTTATATGAGTATTGAAAACAAACGTCGTAAAAAACATGAGAACATTGAATGTGTTCCTGTAGGATTTGCTAATGGAGTAGCACCCGGATTCCCATTTACAGACAAAGAAAAAGAATCAATGATTAATGAAGCTGAAGAAGCATTCGGTAAATTCCTTGATGCTTTAAAATGTGATTGGCGTAATGATCCTAATTCAATGGAAACACCTCGCCGTGTAGCTAAAGCATATGTAAATGACTTATGGAAAGGTCGTTACAATAATTTTACTGAAATCACTTCATTTCCAAGTGATGGTTACGATGGGATTATTATTGAGCGTAATATTCAACTTACCTCAATGTGTTCACACCACCACCAAACAATTCGTGGAGTAGTTCATATTGGTTATGTAGCTGGAACTGAGGGTCAAGTGATTGGATTATCAAAATTAAATCGTATTGTTGAGCATTTTGGTCGTCGAGGTGCTATTCAAGAACAATTGACAACAGCAATTCATCAAGCAGTAGACAAAGTATGTGAAGGTAATAAAGGTGTTATTGTAACTGTAGTTGCTACTCACAACTGTGTTTCTTGTAGAGGTATTAATCACCAAGGTGCTGCTATGGTAACTACTAAAGCATCAGGTGTGTTTATGGATAATGAGAATCAAGCTCGTAAAGAGTTTTTTGATTCACTTAAAATCAACAACGGTCATATTTCAATTTAATGAAGTTAGGTGGTTTTGTTGAATTGTTAATTAAAATAATTACCTTTGGACAAGGCCATCGAATTGCTTTGTTCATAGCTAAAAAAATGGGCTATGATGATTGTGGTTGTAAAGCAAGAAAAGATAAACTAGACTTGTTTTGGGATAAAGTTTTAAATAAATTAAAATAATATGTTATTAAATTCAAATCAAATTTCAAATTATATCATTGAGTCAGATTTTTCAAAACGAGCTCAAATTGGTATTGATCTATCAGCAGCTAAAATTGAACGTATTGATGTAGGTTCTTCTGTTTACACAGATAAAACTCATATTGATCCTACAGGTTATGTAGAAATGCCTACTTGGAGTATTGATGGTAAAGAATGTTGGCGCCTAGAAAAAGGTATTTACTCAGTTACTTTTAATGAAGGAATTAAAGTACCAGCTGATTGTGCTGCTAAAATTACTCACCGTTCTTCCTTATATCGTACAGGAACAATTATTGAATCACCTTGGTGGGACCCAGGTTTTCATTGCGAACAAATGAATACAACAATGATAGTAAACAGTATTATTATCATTGAAAAAAATGCTCGAGTTGCTCAAATTGCTTTTTGGCGTGTTGAAGAAGTAGGTGAGCAGTATGATGGACAGTGGCAAGGTCTTAACACAGCTTATAAAAAATAAAAAAATTCCCCATTTCTGGGATACCAGATTTGGGGAACTTCATATGTATAATCATCAAATCAATCAATTAATCAAAAAAAAGATGAAAAAATTATTATTTAGCTTGTTAGCAATCGGAATGATTGGTACAAGTGCAGCACAAATGGCAATTCCGGGAGCGGTATTTGCTGACAATTCGGCGCGTTTTAATGGCCGTAAAGTAACTCTTAAAAACATTCAAGTTGATATGACATCTCAAATGTCTGTAGCAACAGGAGCAGTAGCACCAGCTCCATTAAATGGCTCAGCAGTAGCTTTAACTCCAGGAACAGTTGGACCTGTAGGACCAACAACAGTTCAAGCACCTTGTCGTCCACCAAGAGGATTTTCTCAAGTAGATATTAAGTTCTTAGAGAAACCAGAATTTAAAGCTTGTTTCTTTATGGCTGACAATATGTTAGCTAACTTAAGTCGTGAAGTAGGTGGACAGAGTGTAGATGCTCAAATCACTTTTAGAGGTGATCATAGAACAGGATACAATGTATCTTTTTATAGATTAGGTAAGTAATTATTTTTAACTACAAATAAATTAGGCTTGGGTAACCAAGCCTTTTTTGTTACATTAATACTAATGTATCAGGCTTTATACTACGATAAAGAAGAAAGACAATATTATCTAAGAGATGATAGAAGTAAAAACTTTAAAACACTTCAATATTGGCCTACTTTCTATCAACCAGACCCAGATGGTGAATATGAAACATTAGAAGGTACTAGAGTATCACCTACTAGAAAGATGCATGATTGGAAAGATCCTAAATACTTTGAAAAGGATGTAGATAAAATCACTCGTTTTTTAGTAGACCATTACTATGAGTCAGATGAAACTCCTAAATATCATAACACAGTTTATTTAGATATTGAGTGTGAGGTAGCGGGAGCATTAACACCTGAAAATATCAGTGATCCAAAAGGTAAAATAACAGCTGTTGCTTTATATGATGCTAACTCTAAAAAGTACTATTGTTTACTTTTAGATGAAAGTCAAACACTTAAAAGCATAACTGAAAAAGATAAAGAAGTTATTCCATTTAGTAGTGAAAAAGAATTATTACATGGTTTTCTAGATAAGTGGTATGAATTAGACCCAACTATTATTACAGGTTGGAATAGTGGTTTCTTTGATATACCTTATCTTTATCATAGAATTTCTAAAGTACTAGGAGAATCAGTTGCCCAAACATTATCTCCTATTGGTAAAGTAAAAATTACACCTCAATTTCCTGACCAACCTGTCAATTTAGGAGGTATTAATCATTTGGACTATATGCTTTTATTTAAAAAGTATATTATGAAACAAGAACCATCTTACCGTTTAGGTGACATAGGTAAAAAATATGCTAAACTAGAAAAGATTGAGTATGAAGGTTCACTTGATAAACTATTTAAAGAAGACATTCAAAAATTTATTGAGTACAACTTACGAGATGTAGAGATTATTGTTGAATTAGAAAATAAACTTAAATTTATTGAGCTAACAGTTACTATCTGTCATTTATGTCATGTTGAATATGAGAATATTTATTTTTCAACTATGCTAAATGAAGGCGCTATTTTAACTTATCTGAAACGAAAAGGTATAGTTTCACCTAATAAACCTACTACTTATAATCCTTTATTAAGAACAATAGAGGAAGAATATGCTGGTGGTTATTTAAAAGATCCTGTACCTGGTTTGTATGAATGGGTTATTGACTTGGACTTTACTTCATTGTATCCCTCTATTATACGTTCTTTAAACATGGGTATTGAAACTTTGGTTGGACGTGTTGTTAATAGAGGAAAATTTGATAATCAATGGTCTTTGAGAGAACTTAAGGAAATGAATCAAGACCAAATACTTAGGATTGAAAAAATTAAAAAAGACAGGTCAATATCTACTTCTGAAATTACTGTAGCTGATTTAGTTTCTATTATTGAAGAAAATGATTTAATTATTTCAGCACCTGGAGTAATATTCAGAAAGGATAAATCAAGTGTTGTTTGTGAAATTTTAACTGACTGGTTTGCTAAAAGACAAGAGTATAAAAAACTCATGAAAAAAGCATATAAGGAAGATAATGACCCAGTTATGGGAGAATTTTATAATAAACGACAACATGCTTATAAAATTAAGCTGAATGATGTTTATGGTGTATTCGCTATTAATGGTTGGAGATACACTGATGGTAATAAATTTATTAGTAAAGCAATCACTTTAACAGGTCAGCGTTTGACTCAAGAAAGTATTAAGTTTGTTAATAAATGGATGAACGAACAGCTAGGTACAGAAGATAAAGACTATATTGTTACTTCAGATACTGACTCACTTTTTATTCAAGTAAAAGATCTAATTCTACAACGTAAACCAGAGTTAGAAGGTGCTGATAGAGAAACAATTGTAAAAGAAGTACTACAAGTAGCTACTGAGATTCAAAAAGTAGCAAATGAAAACCTACATATTCTAGTTCAAGAATTATTTAATGTTAAATATCCTGATGAACCTCATTATTTTGAGTTAAAACAAGAAGTTGTACTTGATAGAGGTTATTTTGCAGGTAAGAGGAGATACGCCCAACATATTGTTAATAAAGAAGGTGTACCAACAGATGAACTAGATGTTAAAGGATTAGATTTGATGAAATCAAATTTTCCACCTTTGTTTAAGAAGTTTGGAGAGCATCTTATTAATGAAATTATGTTTGGTAAACCTAAAGTTGATATTGATAAACAAATATTAGATTTTAGAACTGAATTAAGAACTATTGATTGGAGGAAAATTCTTAAACCTACTGGTTTAAAGAAAATGAGTGAATATTTAGCTGCCCCTCCTCGTTCCGGAGAAATATTTTCTAAGTTAGGTTTAAAATGTCCTATTAATACTAAAGCAGCTATTATATATAATGACATTTTAAGATTTAAAAAATTAGATAAAAAATATCCAACATTTCAAATTGGTGATAAAATGTATATTGCTTATTTAAAAGCTAATCCTTACCGAGTTGATGTTATTGGATTTAATGGTTTTAATGATCCTCCTGAAATTATGGAATTAATTGAAAAGTATATAGACAGAGATGGCTTATTCGATTCAGTTTTGAAAAACAAATTAGAATCATTATATTCAGATCTAGGATGGGGTGCTGTAGTACTTAATCAAAATATAAATAAGTTTTTTAGTTTTTAATATGATAGAAAAATTAGATTTAGTATCAATCATTTCAAAATATTATTTGAATGGTATGATTGAAGCTGTTAAATGGGAAATCAAAAATAACAAGTTAACTATTAAGTTTACTGCTCCTGATAAAACAATGATTGGAGTTGTAACTTGTGATGATTTTAATTTAGAAGATTCAGATATTGGTATTAGTAATACTACTCAATTAAATAAGTTACTTGCTATTACAAATGGTTATTTAACTTTAGAGTATCAAAAACAACATAAACTAATTACTAAACTTATTATAGCAGACAATCAATTTACTCTAAATTACGCTTTAGCTGATACTATGATTATTCCTAAAGCAGGAGAGTATGTTGGTGATGGTAAATATAATATTGAAGCTTTATTAGATAACGAGAGTATAAGCGCTATAGTACGAGCAAAATCAGCACTTGCAGATACTGATACAGTTGTATTTAAGCCGTTTACTAACGATGATGGTGATTTACAGTTAGAAATGGAATTTGGAGGTAATATTGAATACTCAAATAAAGTATCATTTTACATACCAGACATTACAACTAATAATTTACCTGTTGATTTTAAAGTCAATTATAATTCTAACTTAATTAAAGAGATTATGTATTGTAATAAAGATGTTCCAACAGGAACTATGGAAATCAATTTAGATGGAATTATGAAACTTTCATTTGATAATGATAAAGTTAAAAGTGAGTATTATATTGTTGCAAAGGAAATCTAATTATGTATATTTATAACAAAGTGAAACCTTAGGGAACACTAAAATCATCTTAGGAGATTAAAATTATGACACATTTAAAAATTTTTGAAAATTCAATTACACCGTTTGACATCCTATTTAAGGATTTCTTTAAATCAGAATTAAACTTCCAACCAGCCATTGAGGCTAAATTTCCCCACCCAGTAGACATTTATGAAAACAAGAATGGACTTCATTTTGAAGTTGCTTGTACTGGTCTAACTAAAGAAGATATTGACCTAAGTTTAGAAGGTGATGTCTTAAAAATTGCTTACGACAAAAAAGAAGAAGATAAATGTTGTGATATTAATGATTGCAACTATATCAAAAAAGGTATTGCTCGTAGGTCCTTTAATTTAGGTTATAAAATTGTAAACAAGTTTGATTTGTCAAAAGCTGAGGCTGAGATGAATAATGGCTTATTAAAAATTTCTATTCCATTTGCTGAAGAAGCAAAACCAAAAACATTAAAAATTAAGTAAAACCGTTCTCCTAAGGTTTCACTAAGTTATGAAAATGCATTTAATCAAAACTAATAATGATATTCTTTATCAGGTAATTCATCAAGAACCTGAAACAAAACAAATTGACACTGAAAAAATGAGAATTAAACATCATTGTACAGATGTGTTTAGAAAAGATGGAATGTATTGGTTTGTTAGATTAATAGAAGAAGCTCAAATAATTGAGGAAAGTTTGGACAATTAAAAAAATTATGTTAAATTATAGTTATGGCTAAAGAAAAAGAATACACACGTACCATCACTGATCCTGAAATGGAACCTTATTTCCTTTCAGTTGATGACAACAATGTTACTGTTAATGTTAAAGTTACACCGGATGCTCGTTACACTGACTCTACTACAGAGTATGTAAAAACTATAGGTCACTATAGTAGAGTAAGTACAGCTTTAAAAACAGTTATTAATGAAAAAGTAAATAGTCAATCATATGAGTCTTTAAGAGACTATATGGATGAGTATAATACTATTACTGAAAAACTAAATAAAATATTAAATTTTTAAAATATGTTAGAAGCAATTTATAATGCAGTTATTGTAAAACCTGTTGAGGAAGAAGAAACCTCATATGGTGGAATTATTGTCCCTGACCTAGGGAATGAAAAAAATAAATTAGCTGAAGTAGTAGCAGTTGGACCTGGTTATTATTCAGCTAATGGTACTTTAGTTGAAACTGTACTTAAAGTAGGAGATACAGTAGTACTACCTACTATGGGTTTTAGTAAAATGGAGTATGAAGGTGAAGAGTATTGGTTAGGTCCTGAAAATCAAGTTTTAGCAAAAATAAATAAGTAATATGAGTAAAATTATAGAATTTGGTCCCGACGCAAGGGAAAAAATGATTAATGGTATTGATAAACTAGCTAATGCTGTAACATCAACTCTTGGTCCTAATGGACGAAATGTAGTTATTGCAAATGGAGGTATTCCACAATCAACTAAAGATGGTGTAACAGTAGCTAAATCAATTACCTTAGAAGATCCAATTGAAGAATTGGGTGTACAATTAGTTAAACAAGCAGCTATTAAGACTGCTGATAATGCTGGTGATGGTACTACAACTTCAACTTTGTTGGCTCGTGAAATGGCTAAACAAGGTCTTAAATATCTTAACCATGGAGAAAATGCTGTTGAAATTAAACGTAGTATTGATAAAGCAGTAAAAGAAGTAGTTGAACATCTACGTCATGAAATTAAAGAAGATATTTCAGATGAGGAACAACTTAAACAAATTGCAACAATCTCAGCAAATAATGATTCTGAAGTAGGAGAATTAATTGCTACAGCAATGCAAAAAGTAGGTCGTGAAGGAGTTGTATTTATTGAAGAGTCTAAAAATGGTGAGACATATCTTGAAACAGTAGAAGGTATGCAGTTTGACAGAGGTTACAAATCACCTTATTTTGTAACTGATAATAACTCAATGAGTACTACTTTGAATGATGCTTTGATTTTGATTGCTGATAAGCGTTTCACTCAAGTAAAAGAGTTGTTGCCTATTTTAGAAGCTGTATCTAATCAAAATAAACCTTTAGTATTGATTGCTGAAGATATTGATGGTGAAGCATTAGCTACTTTAATTGTAAACAAAGCAAGAGGTATTTTAAAAGTTGTAGCAGTTAAAGCTCCTGACTTTGGAGACCGTCGTAAATTGATTCTTGAAGACATTGCTACTTTAACAGGTGGTCAAGTATTCAGTACTGAAAAAGGTATGAAATTAGATAAATTCAGTTGGGATTGGTTTGGTCAAGCTCGAGTAGTTACTGTAGGTAAAGATGAAACTACTATTGTAGATGGTAAAGGTGATGCTGATAAAATCGCTGAACGTATTGAAGAACTTCAAACACAAATTGATAAATCTGTTTCTCCATATGAAAAAGAAAAATTACAAGAACGTTTAGCTAAATTTATTGGTGGTGTTGCTGTTGTTCATGTAGGTGGATTTACAGAAGCTGAAATGAAAGAAAAGAAAGACCGAGTAGATGATGCTTTACAAGCTACTAAAGCTGCTCTTGAAGAGGGTATTGTACCTGGTGGTGGAATGGCTTTGTTACACTCTCGAAATGGTATTAGTGATTTTAATACTATTGGTGGTCGAATTGTTTATAATGCCTGTGCTGAACCATTTAAGAAAATTTTAGCTAATGCTGGTTATGAACAAGAAGATATTTATAACGCCCTATCAGGAGCAACAGGAGGTGATTATTGGTATGGATTTAATTTGAATGATGAAGATTTCTGTGATATGAGAGAAATTGGAGTAATTGATCCAGCTAAAGTAACTCGTACAGCTCTTGAGAATGCTGCTTCAGTTGCTGGTACTATCTTATTGACAGAAGCAGTTGTTGTTGACAAACCTGAGGATAAAAAAGATGATGCTGGGTTTGGAGATATGATGGGAATGATGTAATAAAGTATGCAGGACGCAGTATCACTCATAGGAAAAAAATTAACAATAGGAGAAGAACTTTTTGAAATAAAAGGAGTACATTTTGTACCACAAGCTACTCATCCTAAACATGATATCTACTTTAGTCTTAAAACAACAGATAAAGGTATTATAAATTATTCTTATGATGTGATACTGCCTTACTTTAAAACACAAATTAAGTTATGAAAAAAGAAGTTATAGAAAACCTAATAGAAATTGCAGACCGAATGCCACCAGGCGATAGATGGAAAGTGAAGGGGGTTGAAACAATTCAACCCGCCTTAACTGATGCTTTAGAAGCATATTATCAAGTGGCAAATAATAAACCTATTGCTTTTCGTTTAGATTTGGCTCAAGGAAAACTTTATGCTATCTTTACAGATGAAGTAGAAATTAAAGAACCTGAACCTAAAAAATATTCAATATATGGTGACTACCAGCTCTAAACAACATACCCTATGGGTTGAAAAGTATCGTTCTCAAGATCTCTCTACATATGTAGGAAACGAACAAATTAAGGGTACTATTTCTAAGTACCTAGAACAAAATGATATTCAAAATTTTATTTTTTACGGCACAGCCGGTACTGGTAAAACTACTCTTGCTAAACTTATTGTTAATAATCTTAACTGCGATTATCTCTATATTAATGCTTCCGATGAACGTGGTATTGATACTATTAGGGATAAGGTCCAGGGTTTCTCGTCTGTGGCATCTTTTAAGCCACTCAAAGTTGTCATCTTGGATGAGGCTGATTTCCTTACTATACAGGCTCAGGCGTCGTTAAGAAACATTATTGAGACATTTTCAAGAACAACTCGATTTATTTTAACTTGTAATTATATTGAGCGTATTATTGATCCGCTTCAGTCTCGTTGTCAAGTTTTAAAAATTGTTCCCCCATCCAAATCAGAAGTAGCTTCTCATATTAATGATATTCTTAAACAAGAAGAAGTTGAAATTGGTTTAGATGATTTAAAATTAGTAGTTAATCAATTTTATCCTGACATTCGTAAAATGTTAAATACATTACAAATGAGTGTTAATAATGGTGAAATATCCATTGATAAAGACATATTAGTGTCTAGTAACTACAAAAATAAAGTCCTCATGGAATTATGTAAACCAAGTTCTAAGTCGTTTAATAACATTAGACAAATTATAGCTGACTCTGGAGTTAATGATTATGAGGACTTATTTAGATTTCTATTTGATAATATAGATAAATATGCTTCTACTAATGCTGGTGAAGTAATTATTTATATTGAAGAGTATCAATATCATTCTAATTTTAGAATTGATAAAGAAATAAATGTAATGGCTCTTATTTCTCGAATATTAGCTGTTATTGAAAAAAGAGTATTATGAAACAATTCCTAAAATTTACTACAATTTGGATTAGTCAAAATTTATCAATACCTTTCTGGATGGTAGGTCATGTTCATTTAATGACAACAATTTATCAAGACATACATGAGATTATTATGAGTATGGGTATGAATATTATAGTAGCAATAGGATTTATTTTAGATTATAAACAACAAAAAAAAGAAATAAAAAAATGAAAGATCAACAAATGAACATTAATCTTGATTTGTCTAAAACGACAACTGTAGAAACATCAAATGGTAAAAAAGTTTGGAGTCAAGGAGTTATTATCCGCAAAGTATCTCGCTTTGTAGTAGGTGCTGATGAAGATGCTCTTATTCCAATCCCTGTATTTTATGATGCTGAAACAGGAGAAATTTTGCTTGAAACTTTACCTAAAGAATTAAGGGAAGAATATTCAAATGACAATCTTTGATTGGTTAAAACAAATCACAACAGATAAAAAATCTTGGTCCTCTTTTACAGAAGACCAGCGAGAATCATTCAATTCTTACATGGTTCATAGGTTTGTAAGTATGTATGAAGGATACACTGAGGTTGCAAATTACGGCCAAAGAATCCCCTATCCTGAAAAAGAAAAAACTTATAAATATTATTGTACTATGCTGCCTAAAAAGAATGTGTTCCTGAAGTATATTAAGTCATCTAAGAAGAGACCTAATATTGATTTATTAAAATACATAGCTGATTACTATGTTGTTTCACTTGGAGAAGCTGAAGATTATATTTATCTTCTAAAACGAGAAGGAATAGAACATGTTCTTGAAAAATCAGGAGTTAATGAAAAAGAAATTAAAAAGTTATTAAAAGAAATAAAATGAGAGGAAAAATTATTGAGGCTGTGAAATCACATGCTCAAGGTCACATTGACAAACATTTAGCTAATATTGAAGTCTATCTTTCCAACCCAGCAGGTATAGGAGAACATTCTGATATTATTGAAGCTGTTGAAATGGAGTTAGAACAAGTAGCTAAATATCAAGACCAATTAGATATTATTAGTAAATATTTTCCAAGATAAGTTATGACAAAAAATAGTGATATTTATGGAGTCACACATAATGACTCATTGATTGAAGCTTTAGAGAAATCAAAACGACAATATGAAGAAGCAACTTTTGCTCCTGATTCTATTGTCCAGTCGGTTATGAATAAATTTCACACTAGAGCTGAAATGGGTTATAAAAAATACAACAATACTTTAGATAGAAATGATTTCACAGTATTAGAATGGATTGAGAATGCTCAAGAAGAACTAATGGATGGAATCTTATATCTTGAGAAGTTGAAAAAAACACTAGGTGGGTAAAAAGAAAAAAATACCAGCTGTTGTAAAACAAATCAAACAACATACTCTTAAAGAAATTAACTACGCTTTTGAAAAGTCGATTTCTTATAGTCAGTTGTCAATGTTTAATGCTTGTCCACATAAATGGAGTCTTCAATATAAAGACGGCTATTATGTTTCTGAATCGTCTATCCATATGACTTTTGGAACTGCGTTACATGAAGCATTACAGCATTATATAACAACTATATATGAGGTTAGTGGGGCTGAAGCTGACCGTATCAACATAGAAGAGTATTTTGAAGACCGTTTTAGAGAAGTTTATTTAAAAGACTATAAGTCTAATAAAAATGTTCATTTCTCTAACTCATTTGAAATGAGGGAGTTTTTTGAAGATGGTTTAGCTATTATAAACTACATCAAGAAAAACAGAGGTGGTTATTTTGGTAAACGAGGCTGGTATTTAGTAGGATGTGAAATTCCCATATCATTAAATCCTCATTCAGAATATAAAAATGTATTCTATAGAGGATATCTTGATGTAGTATTATATCATGAACCAACTAATAAATTTAAAATTTTAGATATTAAAACATCTACTAAAGGTTGGGATGATTATGCTAAAAAAGATGAGATCAAACAAATGCAATTAATTTTATATAAAAAGTTTTTTGCTCAACAGTTTGGTGTTTCTGAAGATAATATTGATATTGAATTTTTTATTGTCAAAAGAAAAGTATGGGAAGATTCACCTTACCCTATATCTAGAGTACAAGAATTTAAACCAGCAAGTGGTAAAGTAAAGATTAATAAAGCAACTAATACAATTAAAGGATTTATAGAGGAAGTATTTAACAATGATGGTTCTTATAAAAATAAACAATATGAACCAAATGCTAGTGATTGGAATTGTAGATTTTGTCCTTTTAAAGATCGCAAAGAATTATGTAATAAAGGCGTATCTTAGTAGATCCCAATATATTTATATACGATATTAAATTAATAAAAGCTATGAATAAAAAAGATATGACATTAACCTCTGTTAAAGTACAGAGTGAGTTATTTGACAATTTCAAGATTGCATGTGTTAAGTACAAATTTTCTTTACAAAAACTTGCAGACCGCACTATTCATTTGTATCTTACAGATGAAGATTTTAGAAAAAAAGTACACTCACATAACAACTTAGAAATTAAAGATTAAAAATGGAATCACGTTTTGAATATCTTCCTCCTGAGAAGAGGAAGAAAATTGTTTTTATCTCTGATGATTTAAGAGTTCACTCAGGAATTGCTACTGTAGCGAGAGAAATTGTAATTCATACAGCCCATCATTTTAATTGGGTAAGTGTAGGAGGAGCTGTTAAACATAATGAGGAAGGTAAAAGATTAGATTTATCTCAATCAACTAATGAAGTAAATGGCTTAAAAGATTCATCAGTTATAATGTATCCTGTTAGTGGATATGGTAACCCTGATTTTTTAAGACAATTAATTGAATTTGAAAAACCAGATGCTATAATGATGATTACTGATCCTCGTTATTATATTTGGTTGTTCCAAATGGAAAATGAAATTAGAAGAAAAATTCCTATTGTTTATTTAAATATTTGGGATGATTATCCTGCTCCACTTTATAATAAACCATATTATGAAGCTTGTGATTTGTTAATGGGTATTTCAAAACAAACAGTAAATATTAATAGGCTTGTATTAGGTGATAAAGCTGATAAAAAACTTCTTAAATATATTCCTCATGGGTTAAATCATAATGTGTTTAAACCTTTAGATAAAAAAGATCCTAAACTATTAGAGTTTAAAAATAAATTATTTAAAGGTGAAGAATATGATTTTGCTTTATTGTTTAATTCTAGAAACATTAGACGTAAACAAATTCCTGATACTATTTTGGCTTATAGGTATTTCATTGATAACTTACCTAAAGAACAAGCTAAAAAATGTTGTTTGATTTTACATACTGAAAGATCATTAGAGCATGGTACTGATTTGGAAGCAGTGATTGAATTGCTTTTAAATGAAGATCATTATAATGTAGAATTTACAGATGCTAAATTCAGCCCAGAACAAATGAATTACTTATATAATAGTACAGATGCTCAAATATTATTAACTTCAAATGAAGGATGGGGTTTGAGTATTACTGAAGCTATTTTAGCTGGTAATTTAATTATTGCTAATGT